GACGTCCACCGAGAACACCCTGCAGAACGACACTCTGCCGCTCCCAGGCACTGGCGATGGCGCTGGTGGTGACGGTGCCGATTCGCTTGGCGACGACGCCGGAGACGGCACTGGTGATGACGTTGGTGAGACGTCTGGCGCCAGCAGCACCGAGCCGCCCGCCGATCCGTCCGTGCCCGCTGGTGGCGATAGCGCTGGTGATGCCCCCGATCTGGATGACACAAAGCCGGATGGCGAGGAGTCGCCGCTGCCAGTGCTGTCCGCCCGGCTGTTTAATCACAGCAACCAGACTCATCGCATCGTCAAGGCGCGCCTTACGCTGCTGCCTGGCGAGTCGTCCGTGGTCGAGTTCTGCGACGATAAGCATCGCGAGCAGTGCGAAAAGCACGTCAGCCAGATCCGTTCGCTGAACCGCTGGGGCGAAGGCGAGGGCCTGCACTGGGGCGCTGCCGAATGAGCCTGGCCACCATCGAGCTAGGCAAAGGCCAGGACGCGGCGGCGCAGACCGTCGCCCTGTCCGAGGGCAAAAAGTTCCCGCTGACCATTGCCGTGACCAACGCCTGGCGTCAGCCGCTGGTGCTGGCGCAGGCCGTGCCGCCGCTGGTGATTGCCGCTGGCGATACCGTCATTTACACCTGCCCGACGCGGGCGCACCTGTACGACGTCGTTTTCGGAATGATCGCCGTGGGTGAGCGCCTGGGCCAGGCCATGATTGGCAGCATTACCACCAAGCTGCCTAAAGGGGCGTCCAAATGAGCGCTATTCCGTTTTCCCGCGACAAGATCACCTACCGCTCGGGCGTCCAGCTGCTGAGCCTGGTGGACAACACCGAGCGCGGCATTCTGTCGAACACCGACCAGATTTTCGCCACCATTGGCCGCTTCACCCGCGGCGCGATTGATCGGGCGTTCCTGATCGATCAGACCACCCGCAAGCGCAGCATCGGCGCGCCCAGCTCGATCCTGGCCAACCCGCTCAACGAGGCGCACGTCCAGATTTACGAAGCCCTGGACAGTGGCGCCTTCCAAGCGTGCGTATCGCGCCTGGTGCCGGCTGCTGCCGTCAACAGCTACATGATCGCGACCGTGGCCCCTGCCACGCCGCTGTGGTCTGTCGCGGCTGTGCTGCCGGCCGACTACCTGATCGCCGTGAAGCATCTGGAGTGCTTCAACGATGGCGTGCGTATCGGCTTGCATGCGGTCGAGAAGCTGGACGATCAAGGTGCCCAGGTGGCGACGTCCGACGTCAAGGTTCGCCTGATCGATATCGCGACCGGCGAGCCGCTGTTCGACGACTTCGAGGGCTCCCTGCTGGTCGATTCCAAGGACGAGTTCGGCATGTCGAACTATCTGCCGTCCGTGGTTTCGTCGCTGACCGAAATGGTCGAGATCAGCGTGGACAAGACCAGCGTGGCCACCACTTCCGAGTGCTATGGCGTGGACGAGGATGGCGCCGAGAAGTGGACCTTCGCCGACCTGAGCTACTTCTCCGAAGGCGGTACGACCTACGCCAACGAGGACTACGACTCCGCGATCCAGCGCCTGTACGACACCGATATCGGTTATGGCTACCTGCATGCCGGCGGCACGCGCAATGTCGCACTGCTGAGCAAGCTGGTGAACTTCGCCTACAAGGTGAACAAGCCCTTCCCATTCGATGTGCCGGGTGAGCTGTCGGTGGATGCCGCCATTGCCTTCATGCAGCAGTTGAACATCGACAGTCATTACCCGGTGGCCTATTGGGCTCCGCTACAGGCTGATGATCCGCTCAATGGTGGCAAGGCCATGATCGGCACCTCGGGCCTGCAGATCGGCCTGCGCTGCAACCGCAACGCGCAGACCGACGCCAACGACGTGGCGCCCAAGCACTACCCGGTGGCCGGCAAGAATTTCCCGATCACCCGCACCGGCATGCGCCAACTGCGCAAGCTGACCGATCCGCAGCTCGAAGCCCTGGCCAAGGCCTGCATCAACCCGGTGGTGTTCGAAACCTACGCCTCGGGCGGTCGCTACGTGTTCCGCGATTCGCTGACCTGCGCCAAGACCACCGGTGACAAGAAGCTGGCTTCGGTCGCTGAAATGTCCGCCTCGGTCGATGACGCGGTGACCGCCTTCGCCAAGGAGTCGCTGCAGCTGCCGATGAACGAGTCGATTCGTCGTACCACGCAGTTCATCGAGAAGACCTTTGAAGCGCTGCAGACCGCCGGCTGGTTCGTGCCGTCTGCCGAGCTGAAAGGGGCCGCCTACTCGGCGACCATCACACCGAACAGCCGCTTCCCGAAAGAGAAGATGGATGTGCGCTACTCGATCAGCTACCAGGGCACGAACCGCATCACCACCGTGCAGCAGACCCTTTCCAAGTAACAATTTCCCCGCCTTGACCGGCGGGGGACCTTTGTGGAGTGAAGACCATGCGCTATTTGCGTGACACCCTGCTCGCCAACCGCGAGAAGCAGAACAAGGCCCCGACCAAGGCGGCCAAGCCTGATGACATTCTCGACGCGGTGCCGACCGACGACGTGCCGCCCTTCGCCGACCAGTTCAGCGATTCGAACACCTCGCTGATGGCGGTCTCCGCTGTGCAGCAGTGGGCCGAAACCGACGACCTGACCGAAGGCGAAGGCTATGCCGACCGTCTGCTGTCGCTGCTGGTCGGTGTGGTCGATGACGACCTCGACGGCGAGCTGTCCGACGAGGAAGCCGAGGATCTGCTGGAGCTGTCCGACGCCGCTGCGGACTACCTCGAAAGCCTGGGCGTGTCCGAGGACGATATCAGCCAGCTGCTCAACGACTGGGACAACGAAGCCGGCGAGCGCGTGCAGGAGCTGGTGGCGAGCAAGCTGGAAGACGGCGCCGAGCCGACCGACTTCGTGTTCGGTGACGGCAGCGACGAGGCCGCGCTCGATGCTGTCTACAAGAAGAAGCTGGTCGTGCGCAAGGGCAAGAAGATCCGCATCAACAAGCGGGTCTCCGGCACCATTCGCCTGTCGGCTGCGCAGAAGGTCGCCGTGGCCAAGATGCGCCGCAAGTCGAACACCGGCATGGCCAAGCTGCGCCGCGCCAAGTCGATGCGTGTGCGTGCGCGTGCCGGCCTGAACAAGTAAGCCATGGCCAGCGTCTTTGATCAGGCCAGTGCGGGCGTCCAGAAGGCCGCCCAGGGCGCAGTCAAAGGCGCGAAGTCGTTCGCCTCGGATTTCGTCGGCAAGGATGTGGTCGGTGCAGCAAGCGACTTGCTGTCCGGCAACTTCGGCGGGGCGCTGGAAGGCGCCAAGGCCATGGCCACCGACTTCGTGGGTGCCGACGTCATGGGTGCGGCCAGCGATCTCTTGTCCGGCGACTTTGCCGGTGCGGTGGATGGCGTCAAGGGGGCTGCCGAGAGCGCGCTCGGCGTGGTGACCGGTGGCGGCGTCGGCGAGCTGGTGCAGAACGTCGGCGGCGATATCCTTGGGGCGATTTCGTCCGAAGGGGGCGCGCTGGGGGCCTTCGCCGGCTTGCTGGGTGGTGCCTTTGCCGGGCAACAGGCGAAACTGTCCTGGGGGCGGCTCAATCCGCACCTGCTGGCGCAGATCACCGCCTGCGATTCCAAGGGCCTGGCGCTTGCGTCAGAGCCTGATCCGGTCATCGGTCCCATCACCGAGGCGACCATCGAATACACCTTCAACTGGCAGAGCCCGTTCGAGAACACCGGCCCCGAAAGCAAGGCGCCGGCCCTGATGGCCATGCTGCAGACCGGCCAGCTGGGCACGGTAATCAATGCCCTGCAGACCGTACTGCCTGACGTCGTGATGAATGCGGCCGGTGGCATGCTCGATGAGGCGGCGACCAAGGCCCAAGAGGCCAGTCGTGCGCTCGAAGGCCGTACCGGTATCACCAAGCTCAACTCCCGCCAGGTCTTCAGCGGCATGCCGCCGGTCAAGATCAACATGACCTTGCACCTGCGTGCCATGCGCGACCCGGAAAGGGAGATCAATGCCCAGTACCAGCGACTGCTACGGTGGTCTCTACCGCAGCAGTTGGCGGCCGACAGCACCCTGACCGGCATCATCAAGCAGACCGGTAGCACGGCGGAAATGGTCAAGGCCCTTTTCCCGTCGCTGGCGCCGCTGATGATCGGGATGGTTTACGGCGGACAACGGTTCTCGCCCATGGTGATCGAGTCGATCAGCAGCCCGCTGGACGCGCCACGCTACCGGGATGGCAACTATGTGTACCTACCCATCCAGATCACACTGGCCACGCTTACTGCACTCGACCGAAACGACGTGCTGAAAATGTTTATCTGACCCGAGGGTGACCCATGACTGTATCCAACGAGGCGTATCTCAAGAGCGTCTTTGATTCGACCGTTGCCCTCGGCGACAAGGTGGTTTCGAGCGATGCGCAGTTCGTGATCGAAGGCTTCGAAAACCTGTCGATCCTGATGAAGCAATTCCCCTGGCCGATCCTGTCGAGCCAAGGTGAAATCGAAGTGCCTGGCCCGCTGGGCTCCAAGAGCTGGCAGGCGCAGCAGGTCGCGACCGCCGTGCAAGGTCCGTTCAGCACCTTCGAGACCAACGCCGGCCAGATTCAGGACATGCTCAAGGCGATCAACGAGAACGGCGGCTACTTCAATGCCCGCGTGTTCGAGGGTACGCCGGAGAATCCGAAGCGCAGCGCGCGCCTGAAAAAGTGCTTCCTTGTGCTCGATCAGGTGGACCGCGATTTCGAGAACCGCGCGCAGCTGATGATGATCAGCGGCACCATCCACTACCACTACCACGGCGAGCAGTAATCCATGCTCTGCTCGGCGCTGCTGACTGCGTATGTTGCTGAGCGTCCGCTCGGCAACATCCTGAGCGATGAACAGATCGCGCGGAACCTGAAGAAGGCCGTGCGGCTGTACTGCGGCTATGCCACGCTGCGCAACGCCCCGAGCGAGTTCGAGAAAGCCCAGGCCGACGCGATTGCCGCCGGCCTGGAGCCTGCCGACTTCCCTACGTTCGGCCAGGGCATCCATACCCCGGTCGATACCACGAACACCTTCACCGGCGAGCAGGATTTCGACCTGACGCCCAGCGAATACGCCATCATTCGCCCGCTGTTCGATCTGTACTGCGAGCTGGAGAACGCCATGGGCATGGAGGCGTCGCGCTCGCTCGGTATCGAGCAGTACGGCCGCGCCACGTCCGAGATTCAGGCGGAAATCACCCAGCAGGAGGAGCTGCTGCCCAAGCGCGCCTTCTATCAGGCCGTGGTGACCGTGTGAGCCTGTTCGACCGCGTATCCAGCCAGGTCGGGCAGAACTACCTGTCCAAGCTCGGCCAGGTCTCGCCGCTGCTCAAGTTCGCCACCGACAAGCTCAGCGGCAAGCTGACCAGTCGGGTGTCGGCCGGCGACCATGTGCTGACTGGCGGCATCACGCTGCACAACTACGCCAAGGTCATGGACGAGTTCATGGCCATCGACCTGGCGCGAAAGAACCTGTTCATGTTCAGCGCGACGAACCTGCAGTCTGGCACCTCGCCGGACATGAACATGTTCGTCACCGACTACAGCTACAGCCCCTTCACCGTGCGCGGCGATCCGGTGATGATCGGCGCCGGCTCCATGGATAACGTCACCGGCGTGGAGGCTGTGCGCGTGCAGGTCACCACCATGGATGACGTCGGCGGATCGGTGAAGACGTGGTTCAAGAATCTCAAGCGCGCCATGGCGCCCGGTGACGGCACCGTCGGCCTGCCGATGGACTACCTGATCCGCATCAGCTTCACCCATGCTTTCGCCCACGAGGACGCCAACGACGCCGGCAGCGCCTATCTCGACAGCTTCATCGTGCGCCCCGAGTCCATCGAAATGGAGGGCAGCCGCCGCGATGACGGCATGCAGGAGCTGCAGCTGTCGTTCGTTCAGTTCGACACCTTCACCAACCTCGTTTGATCGGAAAGCGCGCGGCGTGTAGCAGGTGCGTGCGGCCGTAGCATGCAGGTGCTAATCCATAAAGGCCGCCCATCATGCCGCTTATCCACCTCAACCTGACACCCGATCAGAAACTCGCCGCCCTGGCGCTGCGCTTTTACCAGGGCCTGATTTGGTATCCCAAGCCAGGCGACCACTACACCACCGCGCGCAACGACATGGAGCTGTACCGCATCGCCAAGATCGAGGGCGGCCGGATCTTCACCGAATACTGCACGCGCCCCGGCGAGCTGACCGAGTGGCCGGAGGCGGGTTTCACGACTGAGGGTTTCGGTCTGCGTCGTGTGTGGGTGCCGCCGTTCGTGCTGGAGTACACCGAATGATCCACTTCACGCCCTTCCGCACGCCGCGGCTGACCATCCAGCTGCGCGAGCTGACCATTGGCCAGTCCATCGAACTCTGCGCGCGCCCGGCGCACCTGTATGAGGCGGCCACCACCGCCATGCTGGAGTGCATCATCGAGCCGTCCGAGCGCACCGTCATCGGCCAGGTGACCGACCCGCGGCTGATGACGGTACAGGAGCGCGGCATGCTGGCGGCGCATTACCTTGTGCATACCTCTGGCAATCCGAGCTTCAAGATCGGCGATACGGCGACCTTTCCGCAGTACCTGTTCGAGGGTATGGAGGCTGCGCCGGAAATCGAGGTCGGCGAGATCGGCGAGGACCGCTGGGTCTGCTCGCCGCTGCTGGGCTATCAGGCCGAATCCATCGAGCGCCTGATCAGCACCGGCCGTATGCTCGGCAAGCGCCAGGGCTGGATGCTTGGCGCCATGGCGTGCCAGATGCGCAGGCCCGACAAGGAGCCCGAGCTGGAGGACGTTGCCGATGCGGTATTCGATGCCTGGCTGCTGGATCGGGTGGCGCGCTTCAAGAATTACCCCGAAAGCGACTTCGCGCTGATGATGAGCGCCTACATGGATGCCGTGCAGAAGCTGCAGCACCTGCTGCGCGTCGCGTTCAGTGATGAAGGCCTGGTATTCGTGTCGGAGGTGCCGGGCTTACCCTCGGCCCGATTTCCTGTATCCGACATGCTCAGCGACGGAACGGCGTGGTTCCTTGGCCTCGCTACAGAACCTGAAGACGGAGCTGATGCAGTGGAGCCATCAGCCGGCTGAGTCGGCTGCCGGCATGACCGTCAGCGATGCGCGCGCGCACCTTGAGTCGGACGGCTTCGAAAGTTGGCGCAAGTGGCGCGACGCGCAGACCGATCTCCTGCACGGGATCTGCGGACGGCTCGATGCCCTGATCAAGGCGCCGCGATAGCACATGGGAAAGCCGCGGCCTATCACCTGATAGGGCTGCGGCATGCTGATGAAAATTCAGAGGAGGTCGCCCATGACTGCCCCGCGTCAATCCCGTTTCCTGTCGCTGTTCGACTCGACTGCTTGGCTGCTGATGCTGCCGGCCGGTCTCTTTCTGTACTACATCGACAGCGCCATGCTGGCCACCGTCGTCCAGTGGCTGCTGATCGCACCGATCCTGGCCGGCATCACCGTCATCGTTTCGCGCGTCATCTTCCCCCAGGTGTCGATCACCTGGCTGGTGCAGCAGGTCGAGGAGCGCAACCTGGCCGCCGGCATGCTCGCCGCCGCGCTGGTGATCTTCGTCGGCATGGTGTTCATCGGCATGGTTGTTTGGGGGCGTGCATGAGAGCCCTGCTGCTGGCCCTGGCGGCCTGCCTGAGCCTGGCCTCATGCACGGCGCCAGCCTTCGCCGCCGCGGTGCCCGAGCGCGCCCTGGCGCTGCTGCCGGTACTGGTCGAGCAGCAACGCGCAATCTGGCCGGACGCCCCGCAGCCGTGGTTTCTGGCAGGTCAGATCGAGCAGGAATCCTGCCTGAGCCTGACCCATTCGAAGTGCTGGAACCCGCGTGCCGAGCTGAAGACCAGTCGCGAGAACGGCATCGGCCTGGGGCAGTTCACCCGAGCGTTCCGCGCTGACGGCTCCATCCGCTTCGACAAGATCGCCGAGTTGTCCGCTACCCATGCCAGCCTACGCGGCTGGGGCTGGCATAACCGCTACGACGCCCGCTATCAGCTGATCGCCTTGATCGAAATGAATCGCGCCATCTACCGGCGGCAGAAGAACGCCGCGACGGTGATCGACCGGCTGTCGTTCAGTCTGTCGGCCTACAACGGCGGGGAGGGCGGCCTGCTGCAGGACCGCCGCCTCTGCGCCAATACGGCAGGCTGCGATCCGGCGCGCTGGAAGGGGCACGTTGCGGAACACAGCCTGAAATCCCGCCGGCCTGTCGCCGGTTATAGGCAGTCGTTTTTCCATATCAATCGCGAGTACGTCACCACCGTGCTCGATGTGCGGCGGCAGAAGTACGCCCCATTTTTTCAGGGATGAGCCGCCATGGCTGACGATTTTCTGCATGAGCTGAGACTCAAGGTTGCGCTGCTGGAGCAGTCGGTTGCGCACCTCAAGAAGGATTTCGATGATCAGGTCGAGAAGTTCGTCACCCACGACCAGTTTTATTCCGTCCGGCTGCTGACCCACGGGCTTGCCGGCTTGATTCTGACCGGCGTCGTGGGCGCCCTTATCGCGAGCGTCATCAAATGAAACGCTATCTGAGCCCTAATGTGTTCTGGCCGGTGCTGGTACTGGCCTCGATTGTCATCAGCAGCGCCACCTGGACCTACATTATGGTGGCCGGCAGTGACCCGCTGACGGTGCGCAACATCGGTCTGGAGGACGTCAGCGGCACGCCTGCGACGCGCTTCGAGCCTGGCGATCTGGTTGGCGTGCGGCGCGAGGTCTGTTCCGGCAAGGCGATGGTGATCGAGTTCTTCCCGTCTATCCGCGCCGAGTCAGGTGCCCTGATGGCGCTGCGCAATGGCGCGATATTCACGCCTGCCGAATGCCGCGAGACGGTGTTCTGGTTCGAGCTGCCCGAGCAGACCCCGAACGGGCGCTACCAGTACGGCAACCTTGTGAAATACCAGTCCAACTGGATCGGCCGCGACGAAGGCAAAGCCTATCCGCCGCTGGAGCTGGAGGTGGTCAATGCCCCTCGCTAGCATCGTGTCGGGCGTCAAGGCCCTGGTGCCGCTGCTGATCGGGATTCTGCTGGCATACGCCGCCGTCACCGTATGGGGCTGGCGCAACGATTCCACGCAGCTCGCGCTGCTGGTGCCGGAGTACACCGCTATGGTTCAGGAGCGCGACGACAAGGCTGCCCAGGTCACCGAGCTGACCGCCGAGGTCGCCGAACTGAAAGCCACCATTGCCGAGCTGAAGGTGGGCATCGCCGAGCAGAATCACGCCATCGCCCTGGCCGAAGAACGCGCGAGATCCGCCGAGCAGCAGCAGGCGCTGGCCAAGGCCAACGCGGCGCAGCAGGCCAAGCAGAAGGATCGTCGCATTGCCACGCTGGAGCAGGCCCTCGCCGACACCACGCAAACCATTTCCGATCTGCTCGACAAGAGCTGGGAGCTGCACCATGAAACCCTGTGATCAGCCTGTCGTGTCCTGGCGCGATGACGCGCAGCGCTTACTAGCGCAGTTGGGCGTCGTTGCCCTTACTGTGGCCTTGGTGCTGGCCTTCGTCGCGCTGCAGGGCTGCGCAAGTCAGTTGCCGCAGGCGCCGGCACCCAAGCCCGAGGTGGTCATCGTCGAGAAGGTGATCAGCGAGCCGTGCGTCGAGTCGGCGCCGATCAAGCCGGTGTATCGCTGGGGGGCTGGTAGCTCCAAGCGCACGTTGAGCGACCGCGAGGCTGTCGTGCTGCTGTCGGCAGAGCTGGATAAGGCCAAGCAGTACGGCATCGACTGGGAAGCGGCAACCGCTGGGTGCGTCAAGGCGGCAGCCAGGGTGGCAGAATCCGTAAGTTACTGATTTTCAAAGCGCGCCAGCGGCTTGCACAGCCGTTAATGCGAACGCGCTGGCGCTCGCATTGCGCGGCCAATCACCCGAACAATTCGCTGTGCGAGCCAATCCGCGTCAGTACCAGGCGGTCGTCTCCAAACTTGGCGTAGATCAGCACCAGATCGGGCTTTAGGTGGCAGTCCCGGTGGTCTTTCCACTGGCCGGACAGGTCGTGATCCTTGAGCGACGCCGCCAGCGGGATATCGCGCTGCAGATCGTGTACGGCGGCCTGCAGCAAGGCATCCACCACCTTCGCATGCTGCCCCTTCCTCTCGCGCTTGTAGTCCTTGCGGAACTGGCTGGTGTGCTCAATCGTCCGCATTCAAGTCCGCCATCAGCTCGTCGGTGCTACTGAAACGCGGCAGGCTCCCGCTGCGGCTTTCCTGCATGGCTGCCACGGTCGTGGCATTGGGCACCTTGGGGTCAAACGGTAGCGCTTGCTCGGCAGCGATCCGAGTCATCAGCATTCTGATTGCTGCCGAGGTGGTCAGCCCGATGGCGGCTAGCGCGTGCTCTGCATCACGCTTGGTTTGCTCGTCGATCCGAGCGCGTACAACATTGGTCGTGGCCATGATGGTCTCCTGTGCTTGTAGCTACATTGTGGCCCCATCTATGGCGTTCCGCAATGAATGTCAAAAGCATCCGTTTTTCATATCACCAGCGTATTGAATTGATCCGTTTTCCGGTGGTCAATGTGACGGAGCGGCTATGCTGCACTACAGTGCCGCCGCCCATCGTCAATCACCGGATCGATCAGTCATGGCCACCAAACGCAAGCGCGGGCGCCAGTGGGAGTTCACCCTCAAGCGCAAGGGGCTACTCCCGAAGCCCGTCACCCTCAAGTTCGCCACCGAAGCCGAAGGCGATGCCGTGTGCGCGCGGCTGGAGCAGCAGCTCGACGCCGGTCATGTTCCGCCCGAGATCGACATTCGCCGCAAGGAGCGAGCGGTCCCGCTGAAGAAGGCCATCCGCGCCTACCTGATGGGCGTTCCGGTGCCTGACTCCGACCGGCTGCTGCTCGAAGCGCTGATTGAGCAGGTTGGCGCCGAGCGACTGGATCGGGTGGACTACCCGTGGGCCGAGAACTGGGTCGCGTCGATGAAGCAGCAGCGGGTGCTGGCGCCTTCGACGATCCGGCACTATGTCGGCGCCCTGGCGCGCTGCATGGACTGGCAGGTGCGGCGTGGCGCCATGGATGCGAACCCGCTGCGCCTGCTGCCGAAGAAGTACGCCACCTACAACGAGAACGACCGGCGCGCCGTGCTGGCGCAAGGCAAGCTGGCGCGCTACGACGTGTCGCGGGACCGTCGGCTGGATGAATCCGAGGAGCCCAAGATCCGCGCCGTCCTGGCTGGCGCCAAGCCGCTCGGGCGCAAGCGCGCACTGACCCTGCAAGAGCATGAGGCGCTGCAGCTGGTATTCGAGCTGGCGCTGGAGACGTCCATGCGGCTGAGTGAGATTTACACGCTGACGGCCGATCAGGTGCAGCTGGAGAAGCGCACCATCTACCTCGAACGCACCAAGAATGGCGACTCGCGGCAGGTTCCGCTATCGACCGTGGCCGTGGCCAAGCTGCGGCACTATCTGGAAACCTTCGCCGAGCCCCTGCAGGCCGGCGAGCGGCTGTTCCCCTGGTGGAACGGTCGGCCTGAGTCGAAGCGGCGCACCACGGCGCTGCTGTCCGGCCAGTTCGGCCGGATCTTCCGCGCGGCCAACTGCGACGACCTGCGCTTTCACGATCTCCGGCACGAGGCGACGTGCCGGCTGTTCGAGCGCACCGAACTGCCGCCGATAATGATCGCGAAGATCACCGGGCATAAGGACATGAAGATGCTTTCACGCTACCTATCGCTTCGAGGCAGCGATCTGGCGGCGCATTTATGGTAGTGGCTTCCAGCGTAAAGGCACCGCAATTCATTTGCTTTTGATATGAAAAACGCATGAATTTCTCATGCTTTGCCAGGCTGGCCGGTTCTGGTGTGCCATCAGGCTATTCACTGGCAGCCAGACCCCATCGGTCTGGCTGCCGAAGCGGGCTTATCTGTGGGGGTCTATTTACCAATTGCTCCGTTATGCGCAGTCGGCGGGCGGTCACGGGTCGGACACAAACCCGTCGCCGTGGCATTCCTGGCAGCGCGGGCGCTTCACCTCGCTGTCATTGCAGGCCGGGCATTGGGCGAACGGCGCAGCATCTACCAGCACGCGCAAGGCGCGCTCGGTCTTGAAGTCGTCGGCATTGCGCGCCGACACCAGCGCTTTCAGCAGATCGCGGTGCGCGTCGCGGCGGCGCTGGGCGGCCGCGTCGTCGGCGTCCCATTGGTCGAATATGTGCATGGGGCGGGTTCCTTTCAGTCGTAGTCGTCGTCGAGCGGGTCAAACGGCGACTCATGCTCGAACTCATTGCAGCACGGGCACATATCGGCGTAGGCCGTTGTTTCATCGACCCAGCCACGCGATAAGCGATAGTGCGCCAGAAACTCGGGGTCGCAGTACCGGCACGGCACGCACTGTTTCACTGCGGCCAGCAGCCGCACCGCTCGCCGACGAGCCTGCGGCCAGTCCTCGCCAGGCAGAGCCAGGGCGGCGACCTGGGAGTCGGTCGGCTCGGTCATGGGGCGGGCTCCTTGTGGTCAGGCGCGTGCAGCCATCAGCGCCGCACCATCGGCCAGCACCTCGGCGAAGGCCAGCGCTTTCAGGTTGGTCACGGGACGCGGCTTCTTGGCTGCAGGCTTGGGCTGCGCGGCATAGACGATAGCCTGGTAATTGCGTTCGGCCAGGGCCTGCTGCAGCTGTTTGGCGATCTCGGCCTTGCTCAGTTCACGCAGCGGCTTGGCACGTTTGCATTTCGCGCGCTGCAAGGCTTCCATGGCGATTCGGTGGGCTTCGGTCACTGTCGATACTCCTCGCGATCCGTATAGCGTTTGCTAATCATAGGCGCGAGCGTGTGCGAGAGTAAACAGGTTTCTACGGGCACAAAAAAACCGCCTGGCTGGCGGTTCGTTTGCGTTGTCTTCTGCAGTAGGTGCCTGATGGCCGTCGCGAGGTTCCGGTACTGCTCCAGCCTTCCCCGCCAAGAGAGTGCGACTCTAATCTGGCATCAGGGCCTCGTCAACTTGGCCCTACCTGAGAGGCGCCCAAAACCCAGCAGTAGACGGGTTTGGCTCGGGTGGGTGGGTAAAGTACGGAAAATGCCTGTCAGCCGCCTCTGCGCAAGCGGATTGCTGCGCCCTGCAGGGCTGTCACCGGCTCGATGCCCGTACATTACACACCGCTTTTGATCCTGCTTTTCCATCATCAGAAAAAATCGGCTCTTGCGTCGCGCAGCGACCAGGCCGGTGGACCCTGTGGTCAAAGGCGAAGCCGTCCCGCGTAGCGGGTTGTCCACAAGTCCACGGGGGTAGTTATAGGAGCTTTTCTTTAACGGTAAAAGATTACAGGCATAACCTAACGGTTTAGGGGGGGTGCGATTTGCGCTGAAAAGGGGGTGCGATTTGCGCTCAAGGG